CACTATGTGCCAAGCGAGTTTGCGCTGGAGTTTGTGACTTTCATCAAACTGGTTAATGGCCAGCAAGGTGAGGAGCACAAGACTCCTTTGGTGCACTACCGAATGCTCGACACATTGACTCATGGCGGTACTCGGGTGATCAACCTGTGCCATCGGGGTATTGCCAAAACCACTGTGATGGGTGAGTACTTGTTTCTGTACGTCGCTGTGTATGGTGAGATTCCTGGGTTTGGTCGATTGGATCTGGCTTTGTATGTGTCCGATTCGATCGAGAACGGCGTCAAGAACATGCGCAAGAACTTGGAGTTCCGCCGGGACAATTCTGAGTTCTTGATGCAGTACATCCCTGAGATTCGATTCACCGATATTCGTTGGGAATTCAAGAACGCTGATGGCAAAGTGTTCATCGTCAAAGGCTATGGTGCAAAAACCGGTGTTCGTGGTGCCAAGGAAATGGGTAAGCGTCCTCAGTTGGCAGTGCTTGATGACTTGATCTCTGATGAAGATGCTCGTTCGACTACGGTGATTGCAGCGGTAGAGGACACGGTTTACAAGGCAGTGAACTATGCGTTGCATCCTACCAAGAACATGATTATTTGGTCAGGTACGCCGTTCAATGCCAAAGACCCGCTGTACAAAGCTGTTGAATCGGGGGCCTGGGCAGTCAATGTGTTCCCTGTGTGTGAGCAGTATCCGTGTTCACGCGATGAGTTCAGAGGCTCCTGGCCAGATCGATTCACGTATGACTATGTGAAAGGCCAGTACGACAATGCTGTGAAGCTGGGTAAAGTCGAAACCTTCAACCAAGAATTGATGCTGCGAATCATGAGCGAAGAAGATCGCATGATTCAGGAGGGTGACATTGGTTGGTACAAGATTGATGCTGTACTACGTAACAAGAGCAGATTCAACTTCTACATCACCACTGACTTTGCCACTTCATTGAAAGACAAAGCCGACTTTTCGGTGATCAGTGTTTGGGCTTACAACAATGTGGGCGATTGGCTTTGGGTCGATGGGATCTGCAAACGTCAACTGATGGACAAGAACATAGATGCACTCTTTAGGCTTGCCCAACTCTACAAACCGCAGTCCGTGGGTATTGAGGTTACTGGTCAACAGGGTGGATTCATCCAATGGATTCAGGGCCAAATGTTGGACCGGAACATTTACTTTCCTCTTGCATCGGAAGGAAATGACACCAAGCCAGGCATCCGACCCAACACCAACAAAATGGTTCGTTTTAACACCGTGGTTCCTTTGTTCAAGGCACGCAAAGTCTTCTTCCCGATAGAGCGAAAGCAGGAAGATACAATGCAGGAAGCCATAAATGAACTGAGCCTGGTTTCTGTTTCTGGCTTCAGAAGTAAGCACGATGACTTCCTCGACACGATCTCGATGCTGTCGTCACTGACTCCATGGAAACCATCGGAAGAAGCTCCAATGGTCGAATCAGGAAAAGGCGAGGGAATGTGGGACATCGACGTAGATGATTCTCCTGCAGACCGAATGGCGTCATACATCGTTTAAGGAATGCCCATGAAACTTCAAGAAATCTTTGACCAGCTCACCTATGGTGAACTTTCACAACTCAGTATTGGTGGCAATGAAGCTGGGGTGATCGCTCCTGCCAACTACAACCGATTGGTTCCGCACATCAACTTGGCGTTGACTGCCCTGTACAAGCGCTTTCCTTTGAAAGAAGGTCGCTTGATTCTGGAGTTGCAAAGCGGTCGGACTACCTACCCGATTCACAGCAAGTACGCTGTCAGCAGCCGAGTGTCCAGAGAGGTGGTTCGGTACATCAAGGACTCTACGGCCGAAGCGTTCAAGGATGACATCCACAAGATTGAACGGGTGTACACGGCAGATGGATTTGAGTTTGGCTTAAATGACGAATCAGATCCGTATGGGATGTTCACTCCCAGTGCCACTGTTTTGCGTGTGCCGGCTGAAGTTGCTGCCCAAGCTGTCAGCTTGCCTGATGAACTAAAATCGCCCAGGGTTGAGTTGGTTTATAGGGCCAACCATCCATTGATCATTGCTGATGGTACAGACTTGGAACCTGAATCCATTGAGCTCGAGTTGCCGTACAGCCATCTTGAGCCATTGCTGTTCTACATTGCCAGCCGGGTGCATACGCCTACCGGCATGACCAATGAGACCAATATGGGCAACACGTACTTTTCAAAGTACGAGGCTTCTTGTGCTCAGCTTGAAACCACCAACCTTCGAGTTGACCAGGGAAGTCAGAATACTCGCTTGGCCCGAAACGGTTGGGTTTGACTATGGCCGAACGAGATCCGCGACTTGAGCGAGCCGGTGTTTCTGGTTTCAATTCTCCAAAGAAAACTCCTGGTCATCCAACCAAGAGTCACGTTGTAGTTGCTAAGTCAGGCACGCAGGTCAAGACTATTCGATTTGGTCAGCAAGGTGTTTCAGGCAGTCCTAAAAAGGATGGCGAATCTGAGTCCTACCGCAAACGGCGTGAAGCTTTCAAAGCTCGACACGCTGGTAACATTTCTAAGGGCAAGATGAGCGCAGCCTATTGGGCTGATAAAGTGAAATGGTAAAAGAAAAGGCCCCTTGATTGGGGCCTTTGTTTATTTGCCGGAAGATCCGAATCCGCCACTTCCTCTTTCTGTTTGATCTAGGAAGTCGACCTGTTCCAATGTGATGTCTGCAACTGGGATAATCATGAACTGTAGGATGCGATCACCAGCTTCCCAATTGAATGGGATTCCAGACTTGGTTCGTAAGGCAGCTTTCCACTCGCCGCGATAGTCCGAGTCGATTACCCCACAAGTGTTGTTCAGCTCCATTCCGTGCTTTGCGCCGGTACTGGAACGGGGCAACAAAAGTCCTACATGGCCGGCAGGAACTGCAGCAGCAAACCCAAGACCGACCATTTGAGTTGCACCGGTTGCTGTGCCTGCTTTAGGCATGAATACATCAAAGGCTCCTGCTTTGTCAGTTGCCTTTGTTGGCATAATGAATGCCTGGTGAAGAGATTGAATGCGCATTCTGTTGCTCTTTGGAGTTAATGGGGTGTTTACCGCTGTTCGGAGAACGATTGAATTATGAACCAACTTAACAAGACTTCGGAAGTGGAAACCCACCCACTGACCAATTGGAAGAATGCACCTACCCTTCAGAATCTTAAGCAGGATCTGTTGGATGCAAAGAATGTCCATGATGCCCAACAAACCAAGATTGCTGAGTGGCTTGACAATCTAAATGTCACCGGTAAAGCCAAGGTGCAAACACCCAAAGGCAATTCGGCTATTGTTCCCAAGCTGATTCGAAAGCAAGCTGAATGGCGATATGCCTCTTTGAGTGAACCTTTTTTGAGCACAGATGACATCTTCAATGTCAAGCCTGTGACTTGGGAAGATCGCAATGCTGCCCATCAAAACCAATTGGTTTTGAATCACCAGTTCAATGTTGCTTTGGACAAAACCCATTTTGTTGATGAGTACGTCCGTGCTGCTGTCGATGAAGGTACTGTCATTGTCCGAGTAGGCTGGGAGTTTATTGAGGAAGAGTACACCGGTACGTTTCCTGTCATTGAGTTTCGGGTAAACCCTGAGCTGGGTCCATTGCACGAGCATTTGAACCAGCTGATGGAAGAGTCTCCTAGCGAGTATGAGACCGACGTTCCTGAAGAACTGAAGCAAGCCCACGAGTTGACCATGGAACAAGGTCAGCCCATTGAAGCTGTGATCATTGGACAGAAAGAAGAAAAGCGCACTCGCACAGTTTCTAATCGTCCTACGTTGGAAGTCTGTGACTACCGCAATGTGATCATTGACCCTACTTGCATGGGCGACATCGACAAGGCTGGCTTTGTGATCTACAGCTTTGAGTCTTCGCTTTCTCAACTGGAGAAAGAAGGCAAAAAGTACAAGAACCTGGATCAAATCAACATCTCGAATAACTCGATCCTGGGAACTCCTGACCATCATTCTTCTGATGGCACCAAAAGCTTCAACTTCAGCGACGAGCCTCGCAAGAAGTTTGTGGTTTACGAGTATTGGGGCTACTGGGACATTGATGGTTCTGGTGTGGTTCAACCGTTTGTGGCTTCTTGGGTAGGCAACACCATGATTCGCATGGAAGAGAATCCCTTTCCAGACAAAAAGATTCCGTTTGTCATTGAGCAATACTTGCCTGTGCGTAAAAGCAGCTACGGTGAGCCGGATGGTGCTTTGCTAGAAGATAACCAGAAGATCATTGGTGCTGTGACTCGCGGCATGATTGACATCATGGGTAAGTCTGCCAATGGCCAGACTGGTTTGCGCAAAGACATGCTGGATACCACCAACAAACGCAAGTTTGATAAGGGCCAGGATTACGAATTCAACTCTAACGTTGATCCTCATCAGGGTGTGTACATGCACACCTATCCTGAGATCCCAGCTTCGGCCCAGTTTATGCTTGGTTTGCAGAACCAAGAAGCTGAGTCTATGACTGGCGTGAAGTCCTATTCTCAGGGCGTCTCAGGTGCATCTTTGGGCGATGTGGCTGCAGGTGTGCGTGGTGCACTGGATGCTGCTTCCAAGCGTGAGCTTGGTATCTTGCGTCGCTTGTCAAATGGCCTGGTTAAGATCGGCCGCAAGATGATCAGCATGAATGCTGAGTTCTTGTCGGATACTGAGGTCATTCGCATCACCAATGATGAGTTTGCGGTGGTCAAGAAGGACGATCTGCCTGGCAATTTTGATCTGCGCTTGTCCATTTCGACTGCTGAGGAAGACAACAACAAAGCAGAGCAGCTGGCTTTCCTGTTCCAGACTGTAGGCCCAAATGCAGACCCTGATTTGACAAAAATGATCCTGGCTGACATTGCCAAACTGCGCAAAATGCCTGACCTGGCCAAGCGAATTGAGGCATACCAGCCTCAGCCAGACCCATTGGTTCAACAAAAGGCTCAATTGGAGATTGAACTGCTGAAAGCTCAGCTTGCAACAGAACAAGCCAAGGCAGCAAGCTACCAATCTCAAGCTCAATTGGACTTGGCTAAAGCAGGAACTGAGGGCGTGAAGCAGGGCAACCTGCAATCAGACACTGATCTGAAGAACTTGGATTTTGTTGAACAAGAATCTGGAGTAAAGCAAGAGCGGGCTAAGGAATTGCACGGTGAACAGGCTCGTAGCCAGGTGCAATTAAAGCTTTTGGACCGAGAATTTACTAAAGAAGACCAAAAAACTGACCTATTAAAGGAATACCTTAAAAATAAAGGCCAGTAAAAGCTTTATAGTACGGACTTGAAGCATTTCGATGCTTCAATTCTATTAACTTAACAAAGCACTGGTAGACCCATGAGCAACGAAACAATCCAAGCGATTGAGGACAACATCAAGCAGGCACGAAAGATCGTGGAAGTTGGGGATGCTCTTGAGCGCCTCAAAAATAATCGCGATTTCAAGAAAGTCATGCTGGAAGGTTACTTTGAACAAGAGGCCATTCGTTTGGTTCACTTGAAAAGTGATCAGAATGTCCAAAGCGCTGAAATGCAGAAGTCCATCATCGCTCAGATTGATGCTATTGGTGCTGTAAGCCAGTACCTGAGTACTGTGCTACATAAAGCCTCTATTGCCCGGAAAGCAATTGCATCTGATGAAGAAGCTCGTGATGAGCTGCTGGAAGAGGAGCTGAACAATGGCTGATCAAGACACTCAAATCGCCGATCAGCCTTCCTATCTGGAAATGTCTGATGCGGACATTATGAACGGGCCAGCTCCTGCTGACGTTGCTCCTGTTTCTGCAGACAAACCTGCTGATGAGCCGGCTGCAGACCCTGAAGCTGCCGGCAAAGATGAGCCTGAAACTCCTGAGGCGGCGGACGTTGACGATGAGGACGCCGGTACGGCGGCTGAAGAGGAAACGGACGAAGCCGACAAGAAGCCGGAAGAAGGTAAAGTCGAACCAGAAGCTAAAGCTCCTGAGCCGGCCGATGAGAAAAAAGATGAAGTCAAGCCAGAGGAGTCGGACAAGAAACCCGATGCAGCTGCAGTTGATTTTGAAGCAGAGTACAAGCGTCTCCTGACTCCCTTCAAAGCAAACGGCCGAGACATTGCCGTTAAGAGCGTTGATGACGCCATTGCTTTGATGCAAATGGGAGCCAATTACAACAAGAAGATGGCTGCTCTGAAACCGAATCTGAAGCTCATGAAGCTGTTGGAAAACAACGGCCTTTTGAGCGAAGATAAGATTGGCTTTCTGATTGACCTGGAAAAGAAAAATCCAGCGGCAATCAACAAGCTGGTCAAAGATAGCGGCATTGATCCTATGGATCTTGACGCTGAGAAAGCAAGCGGATACAAGCAGACTGCTTACACTGTTGACGACCGCGAGATTGAGCTGGATACGGTCCTTGATGACATTCAAGGCACACCTTCGTACAACCGGACACTCGAAATTGTTAGCACTAAGTGGGATGCGGCAAGTAAACAAGTCATCGCTAGTTCACCTCAACTGCTGAAAGTCATTAACGGCCACGTCGAAAGTGGCATCTATGACTTGATCAGCAAAGAGTTGGAAAACGAGCGCTTGTTTGGTCGCTTGAATGGTTTGTCGGATCTCGAAGCCTATCGGCAAGTCGGTGATTCACTGCACGCCAAAGGTGCGTTTAACTCATTGGCTCAGGGTAGCTCCCAAAGCCAAGAGAAACCTGCATCTGCGCCTGTTGTGGTTGTTCCGAAACCAAAGGTCGAAGATGACAAGCTGAAAGACAAACGGCGAGCTGCAAGCTCCACTAAGCCTGCTGCCCCTACATCGGCACCAAAGGACTTCAATCCTTTGTCCCTGTCTGATGAAGAGTTCAGCAAGCTGGTTAACAAACAATTCCTGTAATCACGAAGGTTCATCATGACTCAAAAATACAATGCCCCTCCCGCCGTAGCCTCGACTGTTGGTCCTCAGATCAACACTCAGTACTACGAAAAGAAAGCCCTCATTGAGGCCCAAAAAGAGCAGTACTTCACTCAGCTGGCTGACGTGAAATCCATGCCCAAAAACATGGGCAAGAAAATCAAGCAGTATCACTACCTGCCTTTGCTCGATGACGCCAACGTCAACGATCAAGGTATCGACGCTTCTGGTGCCACCATTGCCAACGGCAACTTGTACGGCTCCAGCAAAGACATCGGCACCATCTCCGGCAAGATGCCTGCACTGAGCGAAACCGGTGGCCGTGTGAACCGTGTTGGTTTCAAGCGCAAAGAGATCGAAGGCACTCTGGAGAAGTTTGGCTTCTTCGACGAGTACACCCAAGAATCTTTGGACTTCGACACTGATGCCGAGTTGCAAACTCACATCAACCGCGAAATGGTCCTGGGTGCCAACGAGATCACCGAAGATGCTTTGCAGATCGACTTGCTGAACGCTGCCGGCGTGATCAAGTACGCTGGTAATGCCACTACCAATTTGACTGTTGGTGGCGATGACATCGTGACTTACGGTGATCTGATGCGCCTGTCGATTGACCTGGACAACAACCGCACTCCCAAGCACACCAAGGTCATCACCGGTTCGCGCATGGTTGACACTCGCGTGATTCCTTCTGCCCGTGTTGCTTACATCGGCTCTGAGTTGCTGCCTACCTTCAAAGCCATGAAGGATCTGCACAACAACCCAGCCTTCATCAGCGTGGAAAAGTACGCTGCTGGTGGCGCTGTGCTGAACGGTGAAGTTGGCTCCGTCGATCAGTTCCGCCTGGTGGTGGTTCCTGAGATGATGAAGTGGGCTGGCGGCGGTGCTGATGCTTCGGCCGATGCTACTTGCTACGAAACTGCCAACAAGTACGACGTGTTCCCAATCCTGGTGGTTGGTGACGAGGCGTTCACTACCATTGGTTTCCAGACTGATGGTAAGTCGGTGAAGTTCAAGATCACCCACAAGGCTCCTGGCGAGGCAACTGCCGACCGCAACGATCCTTACGGTGAGACCGGCTTCATGTCGATCAAGTGGTACTACGGTTTCATGGCTCTGCGTCCTGAGCGCATTGCTTTGATCAAGACCGCAGCCAAGCTGTAATCAGCAAACAAAGTGGGATGGCTTGAGAGGGCCATCCCCCTTTTTCATAAACCCAAGGAAACGCAATGTCCGACGATACCGATGAAATCCTGACTCAAGATGAGTTGACCGTTCTCAAAGCCCGAGCTGATTTGCTTGGTTTGACTTATCACCCTTCAATTGGTCTGGAGAAACTCCGCGAAAAGATCAATGCCGCTACATCTGATACGCCCGTTGCAGTTGTTGCCAATCCAGTAGCTGAAGTGGCTACCGAGACCGCGAATCAGAAACGCGCACGTTTGAAGAAAGAAGCTTTGGCTCTGGTGCGTATTCGTGTGACTTGCATGAACCCAGCCAAAGCTGAATGGGACGGTGAAATGATCACCTCTGGTAATTCGGCCGTTGGTTCGATTACCAAGTTTGTGCCCTTCAATGCTGATGCTGGCTGGCATGTGCCCCACATCATCTATCAACAGCTGGTTGATCGCCAGTGCCAGATCTTCGTTACAGCAACGGACTCTCGTGGCAACAAAAGCCGTAAGGGCAAGTTGATTCGTGAGTTTGCAATTGAAGTGATGCCGCCTTTGACCCAGGCAGAATTGAATGAATTGGCACAACGCCAAGCCATGTCAAAAGCCATTGACTAAGTAGCCCTTTCCCGGATAGACCTATGACACCAATCACAGTACCCGACCTGACTCAAGCCACTCTTGAGGGAACAGGTGTCTTTGATGTTTTGATGCGAGCCAACAAAGCTCACCTTGAAGCAGAGTTCACTAAGGGCCGCATCAAAGGCTCTGAGTACTCAACGGTCTATCTGGGTTCGGTCACTCAGGTCATGCAAACTGCTTTGCAGTTTTTGCTGACCAAAGAAAAGTCCAGACTCGAGAACGAGTTGTTGGAAAAGCAAGCCTTGCTTGTTGCCCAACAAACTGCAAACGCTGTGCTAGAAGGTGCAGTGCTTGTGGCTCAAGAATGCAAACTGCGTGCAGAGTTTGATCTGACCACTGCAAGTATTTTGAAGACCAACCAAGAAACTGCTTTGCTGTCTCAGAAGGTTGCTACTGAACGGGCTCAAGTCACTGCCCTGGGTGTGGATGACAACAGTGTCTTGGGCAAGCAAAAGACCTTGTACCAAGCACAGACAGACGGCTTCAAGCGAGATGCTGAGCAGAAAGCTGCCAAGCTTATGGCTGATACCTGGAACGTGCGTCGCACCACAGACGAAGCAACGGTGGCAGATGGAACCAACCAGCTAAATGATGCAGCAGTCGGCCGAGCAATTGGAAAACTGTTGACGGGTATCGGGGCTTAAAGGCTCACCTACTCAAACAGGGGAGCCAAGTGCTCCCTTTTTTCATATCTGGAGTCAGGAGAGCACATGGGCATTTTCAGCAGCAAATACGTGACCACAGTTGGAACTGTTGTGTCCCGAGTGATCGACGATGACAAGATTATTGGGGCCGTGAAAAAAGGCTCATTGAAAGCCATCCTTCAAGACGGCAATCTGACTGATCACGTTCTGGAAGAACTGGTTACAGGCATCGGCGTCAAAGCCGAACGTATGTACGCCTACGCAGAAAACCATTACACGCATGGTTTGCCTTCAGGTGAGGTGTACTCCTCTACCCAGGGAAGGCAACAGGTTGAGGCTGTCATTGAAGCTCTGGAAGGCCAACAGGTGTTGATGGAATATTCTCACTTTGGGCCTGCAAATGCATTGCATTTGGGTTGGCTCAAGCTGGTAAATGACCATGGGTACAACCAAGCCACCAATCAGATTGCTTCCTTGAGCGCACAAAAAGGTAAGCCGGTTTATTTGAAGAACTTGGTGGTTGTGGTTCCATCAAATCTTGTAAGCACCTTGGACTCAAGTGTGTTGGAGGCTTGGGGCACAGCAGCATCTGGTGGGTACACTCCTGAAGCGCCTGCCAATGAGCTTGAGTTTGCGGTAGCTACGCCATATGCTGTAAGCACCACAGCAACTGAGATGTACGTGCTTGCCACCTATGTCTGGAAGGCTTCGACTTCGATTTGGGGAAATGTGTCAGAAGAAACCCTGGCTCTTTCTATCTCGGAGTACCCAAGCGATCCAGACTACTTTCAAGCAAAATACTTGGTCAATGGTCAAGCCAAATACTGGGTCTATCAAAACGACACTGGAGTCTATCCGTCACTTGATGCGGTGTTTGTTGATGCGCCTGTAGAAAACGGAAACTACTTCCCCTTCACTTACTTTCGGTACAACAAGCAATCCACCATCAGTGATAAAACAACCCAGGCATACAAGACATCCAAAAGACTGGTGAAGTATCTTGGAATTGACTACGACTTGCTGGCAGACACCATTGATGAGAATCCTGATATTGCTGATGTAGAGCAAGCCATGATGGTCTTTGGCGTGCCGGCAGTTTCTACTAACAACATTGAGTGTCGGTACTTGTTTGACTACTTTAATGCCATGCATTACGCCATGGAGCCAAGTACGGCTGATAGTCGGTTGGAAGCCATCGCTAGAAGACTTACCTTCAGTCAAACGGCATCTAAGAATAGTGTTGTCATCAAAGACAATCAGTTCAAAATGGCTTTTGGTAATGACGGAATTTCAAAGCGAATGATTGCTGGCTCTATTGGAGCTGTTGGTTCGTATTCCAGTGGATATGAATCTGTTGACCTGCCTGAGCACTTTTACAGACACCAGGTAGCTCCTGGCTTGTATGAAGAGGTGCGCGTCATCAATTTGAAAATGACGTACTACGTCTATGGAGACTACGCAACTACAGGCGATGAAACAGATGCAATTCTTTTGGTGCCAATTGATCAAAGCATCTCAAGCCAATACTCTATGGGCGATCGAGAGATTCTGTATTCCCGATCTTTGCACTTCGTCTTCAACAGCCGAACTGTGACCAAACTCAAGTGGTATCAGACTGGCGTGTTCCAAGTCATTTTGCTGATTATTGCCGTAGTCATTGCCATGTATGACGGTGGCTGGACCCTATCCACTGTGCTTAGTGCTGCTGGAATACAGGCGCTAGTCACTACGATCATCATCAATATTGTTGTTGGTGAGTTGCTCAAAGTGGCTTTCAAACTGTTTGTGAAAGTCTTTGGTGCTGACGTGGCAAAAATCATTGCCATTGTTGCCATTCTGTACGGCGGCTACCAGGCTTTCAAAGCTGGGTCAATTTCAGGTGCACCCTGGGCCAAAGAGCTTTTGGCAGTGTCTTCTGGTTTGTCCAATGCCGCTATGGCCTCAGACATGGCTGACTTGATGGATGAAGCAAACGCTTTTAGGCTTTTTGCTGAAGAGAAAAATGAACTATTAGAGGAAGCCAACAAGCTTCTTTCTAATAGCACTGCGCTAAGTCCTTTTGTGATCTTTGGAGAAGCTCCAGAAGACTTTTATAATAGGACCGTGCACTCCGGTAACATCGGAATCCTGGGTATCAATGCCATCTCCTCCTACGTGGACATAGCACTCACCCTCCCTACATTGAATGACTCGTTAGGAGAAGAATATGTCTAATTTCACGAATATGGCGGGCTACGGGCAAAGCTATCAACCATTGCCTCCATTTGCCATGACCCAACCTGCAGCCTTGCCTGATTGGCGTACTGCAATGCAGCCTGTTCAGGCACCCATGATGTCAGCAGCTCCCGCAGTTGCTTCTCCAGCAATGTCCTACGACTCGTTTGGAAGCCCTGTGCTTGCCGGTAGTGCTGCTGCCATGAATGCTGATCCTACTGGCTTGGCTCAAGCACAGGTGGATTTGTCTACTGCTGGCAATGCACCTGGCGGTGGTTGGAACTGGTTTAGCACTCGAGACCAACAAGGCGTTCTTGGCCCTGCATTGCAAGGTGCTCAAACTCTGGCTGGCCTGTACATGGGCATGAAGCAGTATGGCTTGGCTAAAGACCAGTTGAACTTCCAAAAGGATTCGTTCAACAAGCAATATGCAGCTAACCAAACACTGACAAATTCTCGTTTGGAAGACCGTCAACGAGCTCGAGTTTCGTCAAATGCAGGGGCTTACCAATCGGTTGGTGACTACATGAATCAGAACGGGGTGAAATAATGGGCACACCAATCACTTGGCAAAACATCGCTGCACCCTCGTTTGCTGATGCTAGTCGGGCTATGGCCTTGGCTCAACAGTCGATCACGGGTGCATTTGATGGCCTCAAAACCGCTGTTACTGACAACGAAGCTTTCAACAAAGAGCTGTGGAAGCGTCAGGACCAAGAAGCTACTCAAGACGCTCTGGGCAAGATCTACCAGGCTCAGTCCCTTGACCAGTTCAATGCACTGAACCAGTCAGGTGTGCTGGATCAGGCAACCGCTGCCAACGGTGCACGCATTGACCGAGCTGCTGTGAATGCTTTGCGTGACGGCCGAGTAGGCACGCTTCAGCAAAGAGAAAAACAAGGATGGGAGTTTGCCAATGCAGCTCTGGACCAAAAAGAAGCACCTGTGGTCGATCAGGTTAAGGGTTTGCTGGCTCAGGGCGACCTGGTTGGTGCCAAACCTTTGATTGCTGGTTTGAGTGCTCGTGGCCAGGCCAACATGCTGGGTGCTTTAGATGCCCGTGAGCGCCTGCTCATTGAGCGTGCTCGTGGTGATACCGAGTTTGGCTGGAAAGGCGCCGATGAAGCCCAGAAACAAGCAAAGCGTCCTTTGGAAATTAAGAAGCTTGAAGACGATCTTCTCAATGGTCCGTCAACCCGTGCGGCTCAGGCAGCTCAGATTCGTTTGGCAAACGAGCAAATTCTGACCAGTGCAGCCAATAGAGACCGTATTGAAGCGGAAGCTGAAAAAGCACGCGATCTGAAAAAACTTGGTGCTGCTCTTGACGGCAACATCTACAAGGAAGGTGTCTACAAAGATGCCGATTCAGTTGATATTGCCAAGCTCATGAAAGACACTGGAGCCGGTGGTGATAGCCCAGCCGACAACGATCAACGCAGGAAGGTTTTAGAGCGTATCAACAAGTTGGCACAAACCGGCGTTGAATTGACCCAAGCCGGTCCAGATGGCAAGCCGATAAAGACAGTTGTTCCTTTGCCTTTGGGAGCAGTCAAAGCTGCATTGCTTGGCTCTAGTGATAGCACCCTTTCTTGGAACGAAGGGTACGCTGACAGTTTTGAAGACAACTTGAAGAAAAGACTCCAAGCTGTTTACAACAAGCCTGGGGCAGACGGTAAACCAATGGCAGCAAACAAAGCTGCTGACGATTACCAGAACTTCTTAGCCATCATGCGGGGTACGGCAGAAATTGCACCAACCCCTAGTACAAAACGAAAGTAAATCGTTTTTAGACTTAAGAAGGAATCAAGACAAAGCCGGGTCACTCCCGGCTTTTTCTTTAGAATAGCCCCATTCTCCAGGACAGAAAGTACATATGGCTGAATTTGATCTCGATGCCTACTTGAACAACAAGTTGGGCAATCCCAATCCAGGAAAGGTTGATGACGTTCTTCGAGCAAAAGATGCCAAGATTGTTGAGCTACAGCAATTTCGAGAAAACCTGGCCCAGAACACTGACAAAGCTTTGACTGCGCAGACTATTGTCAATGGCCGCACTTGGGGCGAGTATGGTAAAGATGTTGCGCTTTCTGCCGTTCAGGGTTTGGACACTTTAGCCAAGCTTCCGGCTATGGCTCTTGACAAAGCTACCGAAGGAAACTTCTACGGCACTGAAACCCAAAAAATCAGTGCAATGTCAGACGAGCGAGAAAAGCTCAAGTCCGCTTTTGCACAAGCCAAGGGCCAGCAAAAAGCACAAGCTGCAAAAGAAGCAGGTGAAGCAGCCAAAGCCTATGTGGGTGAAAGCGCACTGGGAACCGGTGCACAGATTGCTGCTGAGTTTGGTTCAGCTTTCTGGGAAGCCGCCAAAGATCCTGGCAGTCTTCCTGAGTTCTTGGCTCAACAAGTTGCTCAGCTGGGTGTCATGGGCAAAGTCGGCCGTGCATCAGAGCTGGCAGCTCAATCTGTTTTGAAAGCAGCTCCTGCTCTTGCAGCTACAAAGGCTGGCCAGGCTGCTGTCAGTCGAGTGGGTACTGCCGGCGCTGTTGGAACCGGTGCAGTGCTACAGGGTGTTGACGTTGGTTCGGACACCATGTCTCGTATCATGCAATTGCCTGATGGGGTGTGGGGCCAAAACCCTGAGTTTATGGCCCGAGCCAGTGAGATTGGTGCTCCCGCTGCCAAGCAGGAGATTGCATCTCGTTTGGCTTCTGAGGCAACTATCCAAGGTGCAGCAACTTCGCTACTGTCGGCTGCTCTGCCTGGTGGTACAGCCATTGAAAAAGCTGTTATGGGCAAATCCTTGGGTGGCATCAAAGCGATCCCCAAAGCGTTTGTGGGGGAAGCTGGACAAGAAGGCATTGAAGAAGGTACAGGCAAGTTCTTTGGCAATGCAGGCGTCAAGCAAATTGACTCGACTCAAGCGCTGTCTGAAGGCGTTGGTGCTGCAGCCGGTCAAGGTGCTTTCTTAGGAGGCGCTTTAGGCGGCGGCATCAATGGTGTGCAAACAGGCTTGAATGCGCTTGGCAACATTGGTTTGGAAAAACGTGAAAAAGAAGCCACTCGCTCAGAGGCCGTTAAAGCCGCGATCGAGTCAGGTAATGTCAGTGCCTTGGTTGATCCCAAAAACCCTGTCTATGCCCCAGATCAGGCCATTGCTGCACTGTTCGGCAACAGTCAGAAAGAAGGCACCACACCGGAAGGCAAGCAAGCCAATCTGGAACAAGCCTCCAAAATCATTTCTGACTTGGAAAGCCAACGCACAAAAGCTGAGCAAGCCTACGCTACGGTATCCCCAGAAGGAATTGCGCAGTATCAAAATCAGCTTGCTGAAGCAGACCTGGCTGGCAATAAGGAACTGGCTACGTTGTTGAAAGAGCAGCTTGCTGATGCCACCAAAGATACAAAATCGGCTGAACGGTTACAAAACCAAATCAACCGAATTGACGGTCAACTGACTCGTGCCCGAGAAGTTCTGACTGCATTCAATCAACAAAACCAGTCTACCGACTTTGATGTTGACGCTGAAGTTGCCAAGATCACTCCTGCTGATCCTGTGGCTTCACAAGATGCTGCAAGCCGCATCATCAATTTGTCGATGGCCATCCCTGAGCGCCTGAATGCAACTGTGGCTGACTCTTTGGCTGCTGATAGTTCTAACGGCTTGTCGGAAAGCCAACGCACGTATTTGCGAACATTCTCTCAAGCCCGTATTGCAGAGAACTCATTGAAAGACATGGGCAAAGTCTCAAAGGAGATTTACTCAGGCTCTGCTCCAAATGCCCCTGGCATCAAATACATTGGTTTGACAAACTACCGTTCCAATGTGACTGCAGCCCTGGCTGCTGGCAATCAATCAGCGGCAGACAATCAGTTGGGCATGTTGACTCGGTTTGAGGCCAATCACCAGAACAAAGCACAAGCTGCTTCGGAAGCATTGAGCGCATTTCAGCAAGACGGCATTGATCGCCGCATTGTCCGTAATGCAAACGGAGACTGGTCTATTGAGCAAGGCCTGTGGGCTGACAATAAACAACGTGTGTTGAATGGTGGATTGAACATCAACAACAACGCTGAAAAATTGGTTGCAGACACTCAGACTGAAGCAGAAGCAATCTTTAAGACTGCTGCTGAGTTGAAGGCTGCGTATGCAGTAAAGTTTGGTTCAACTAATGTCGTTGGAGCCAGCAATGTCCAGAACGTATCGCAAGCATCCGAAGGAATTCAGGGGACCAAAGAGAAGCTTCCAGCCGAAGCCTCGCAAGAAATTGGAACCACTGAATCAAGTGCAACTGCAAGAACCGATGGTGTTGCAGCAACGGTTGGAGGTGAGCCTCCGGCCTCTTCTGTGAAGACTGTTGCAGATGCTCCAGTTCAAGAGCAACAGCAGTCTACTGAGAGTACCAGCGATGAGACTGAACAGGCAACAGAGACTGTTGGTCTTACAGCACTCCAAGAAAAATCCCCGGAGGGGACTTCACACGATCAGAAAAAACTGGGTGATTTTTTTACCCAGTCGGTGGGTAAAGAAACTGACGGCTCCAAGCGTCCTTTGGTTGCTGTCAAAAACTTCATGTCAGCCGTCGCTGCTGGCACAGTCAAGATTGGCCAGTACATCAAAGACCAGAACTTGGGCGAAGGCTCCAAGCCAATGGCTTGGGCAAAGTTTGTTGAGAAGGCTGCAGCCTGGGCACCGATCATTACCCGCAATCTGAAAACCGGAGTAGATCAACGGTTTCACTATCTGAACCCGATTTTGTTGATGCAGGTGTTAAGTGCCGAAGGAAAATCAACAGCTGAGATTGAAGAGAACGTCAAGACAGCGATTGCTGCTGCAGTGTTTGGCTACACTGCTGACCAGGCAGGCCGACCAGAGCTCAACGATGACAAAGCCATCAACGGCATTCTGGGTCGAAGCAAAGATTCGCCTGTCAGTCCAGATGCCAAGGAGCTGCTTGCCAATGTCGGTGTTTACCAGTCTCAAGTGATCGACTCTCTTGGCTCGGCTGTGATGGATGCGCTGGGCTTGAAACTGAACCCAAATGCTTCTCAAGACATGCTGGCCAAGATGCGTGTATCTTTGGGTGGGCATGCATTGAAGCTGATGGAAGACACTGGTTTGTTGGTTCGCAGCGACATGACCAATGGTGAGATGAACCGCCTTCGCAGCGAGAACCTGTTTGAAGACAGCGAATCTGGAAACCAAACCAATGAGGCGGTTTCCTTTTCGGACAGCATCAAAGGGCACATCTTCTTCAAACTGGCTCGAGACAAAGCAGGTGAACCTGCCGGTGCAGCCAAAGAAATTGCCGATGCAATCAAAGGCTCTCAGAGTTTGATTCAGAATCTGTTTGGCATTGAGTCGAGCATTGCATTCCCAAGCCTTACTCCAGCAAAGGGCCTGCAGAAAGAGTCTGACACTGGCATGGGCTTGCCTGGCTTCATGAAGAAAGTCTTCAAGCTGAACCAGTCTCGTCCTTGGAAAGTCAACAAGGATCCACTGACTGTGCTGAGCTTCTTCTCTGAAGAAGAAGGCATGGCCATGGCCGGCATTGAAGACTCGAGCGAGCACACTCACCGACGCAACTTCAACAGCAAGCGTGCCAAGAACGATGGCCTGAGCCGCGAGTTTCGCAACTTTATGGAGTTTGTTGGAGAGCTGGCTACCAGTGAGAAGAAACTGGATCAGGAGTTCTACCTGAACCAGGAAATGTGGAAGCAGCAGCGTTCTGGCTATAAGTCCACCACTGTCAATCCCAACACCAGCAAGATCGTTCGTTGGCTCGTGGCTCCTGACAGCTGGAGTACCGAGATCAAGTTGAACGATGAGGCACAGTTGCAGTCCTTTATGCTGCGTGCATCGGAAGGCTTTGGCATCAAGCCAGAGAAAGCAGACAGTCAAAAGGCTGTCGATGATCTGGCCAAAGTGATGCAAGACCCAACGATGCAAGCTGCAGTCAAAGCATTGCAGGCTGTGTTGTTTTCAAAGGATGCTCAGCTGTCCGAACAGCAACGCATGGCCATCATGGAAGCGGTGACGGCCGGCAAACAGAAGCTGCATACCTTGGCCTCGTTGATTGCCTATGCACGCTACCAGCAAGCTGTGGACACCAATGCAGAAAGCTTCACTACCAATCTTATGGGTGAAGTGGACGGTGTGTCTAACGGATCGATCCTGAACTCGATCATGTACGGTGCTGCTGCCACTGCAGAGCAACTGAACACGCTGCTGGAGAAAGGCGGTATCTACACGCTGGGCAGCAAGTTCAACCAGTACAACCTCTGGAGAGGTACGCCTGGTCATCAGGACATCTACGAGTCCAACGCTCAGGACTTGCACACCTACGTCAACTCGATGCCCGAGAGCACTAGAGTTGTGACAGCTGCGATCTGGAATACTGCTGGTTCTCCGATCAACGCTGCACAGGAAGCAACGAAAGACGGCCGTGATTTGTTGAAGGGGCCGATCAACCCGCTGAACTATGGCGGGGGCTTTAAGAGCATCATCGGCAAGATGGCCTACAACTACGTGGACACCATCTACGAGAAACTCGAAGGCTTTTCACGCAAAGGCGCTGACCAGGCTACTGTCTACGAGTTCGTTCGCAATGTGAACGTGCTGCTTGCTGCTGGCCGTGCACCTCAAATGCCAATCGGCAAACCTATTGCCTACTACTTGGGCTACACGCTGTCCAAGGCACAGGAAGCTGCACTACGTAAAGCCTACTCCGAGACGATTGGCGTGGCTGCAAAGGAAGTGGTGGGAACCAACTTCAAGCCATTCCTGGATAGAAGCAAGCTGGTGACGCAGACCGTCAACCTGACTTATGGTTTGTACGAGGCGATCTACAACGCTTCTCGTGAAGCGATGATTAAGGAGATGGGCATCCCGATGAAGAGCGGTGAGCCCATTCACGATCTAACCGTGGCTCAGGAAGTGGAACTGACTGAACGCCTGAAAGACATCCTGCCTGTGATGCACACGGTGATGTCCAAGGACGAAGGCTTTGTCGAGAACGGCATCTTGCTGGCCAAGAAAACCCGCAAGCAGAACAACGCTGCACCGTACAAGGTGGTGGTGGGTTTTGGTTCGAAGCTGAAGAACGATGCCAGCCAACTGACTGCATCCGGTCGATCTACAGTACAGACCGATCCTGGTGTGATCGCCATCTCTGGTACGACGCATGCGTTGGACAGTGCTGTCTCCCATGCAGTGCAGGAAGCCAACCATGTTTTGAACAACCACGATGCTGTGGGTGCTGGCATCAATGTGCTGGGCGAGTCTGCTCAGTTGCTGAACAAGAACACCTGGTCCAAGACGCTTAACTACTCTCCGTTGAACGAAGCTCACGATGCACTGATGCGTGTGGTTCAAGGCATTGTTGCCATGGATCAGCGTGGTGAGTTGACGCCTGAGATGAAGGCAGCGATCAAGGACAAGCTCAAGGAGCTGTCCAAGAAGAATCGTGGCAGCAAAGTCGAGTCCATTGTGGACACCACTGCGTTCAACATCTTCAACGAAGCCCTGGAAGCCAACCGCATCAAGTTTGGTGCGATGGCTCAATGGGTTGTGGTGGATCAGTACGCCATGGACGGTGGCAGCTACCAAGTCACGGATGCCGATCGTCAGGAAGCCCAGAGCCGGCTGGATGCGCTAAGCCCTGTCCGTGCAGAAGCTGATCTGCAAGCCCTGAATGCGCTGGCTTCTTCTTTGTTTGGCTCAGGAGCCGTGAGCGCCGCGCCGGTTGCACCGGCAGCGGCTGCTCCCAAGGCGACTGTGACCAGTTTGTTTGGTGCAGTAGGTACGCCTGCTATTGCCAGCGACCAGGATCTGGTCGAGTTCTTTGAGACCACGCCGGAAGCTTCTGCAGCACAGGTTATCAAGCTGCTGGGTGCAGAAGGGCGGATGAATGTTATCAACCGCAAGATTCTGCAGTTGGTTTCTCGAGTGGTCAGCCCTGATCTAAAGATTAAGTTCGTGACCTCTGAGACGGCACCGAGCATGGTGCTTGAGAAACCCACGACCAATGCCCGTGGCTGGTTTGTGATCAAGGATGGCCAGGAAGAGATTTATGTCTTGAGCCCTGAGTTCGTGAACTCTGGCTTGACGGCCGAGACGTTGCTCCACGAGCTGGTGCACGCTGCCGTGGCTCGTGTGATTGACCAGCCGTCCAAAGACGCTCAGGAGCTAGTGGCCGAGCTTGAAGCACTCCGAGTTAAGGCCCAGGAGTACGCAACAGCCAATGGCTTGACCCAGTACGTGCCTGCTTTGGCCAACGTGCAAGAGTTCGTGGCTTGGGGCATGAGCAACCTGGGTCTGCAGCGTGATGTGCTGACAAAAATCACAATGCCATCCAAGACAGGCTCAAACCGTCTAATCAACGGCATGCAGAAGTTTATCTCTGCACTGACCGGTCTGTTGTTCAAGAAGCCTGATGCCAACATTGACAATGGCCTGGCTGTGCTGGTCAGCAATGTGTCAGGTTTGTTCTTTGAAGCATCCCAGGTCACCGCCCGTACCGAGATCAATTTGAATCTCGCTCAAGAAACTGTTGAGCCAATTGACGCTTACACGACCTTGGACATCCACCAGGCGCTCGATAACGGCACGCTGGAGCCCGACTTTAAGGATCACCTGGCCAACCTTCTGGGTGGCATCGTTCAGCGCCTCCACGGCCCGTATGGTGCGTTTGCTGCGGCCATGCGCAAGACCGAGGCTGGCAACCCTCTGGCGGTATGGCTGAAAGCCTTGGAAACAGGTCAGGCACCGTTTGCCTCAAAGATCGTGGCATCGGGATTTGCAGGGTCTGCTCAGGAAGACTTTGCGATGCAACAGGTAGAAGCTACTGTAAAGGCCGCATTGGATGGCAACGAGTCTTTGACCAAGATTGCTTACAAGCAATTGTCCGACCTTTACACCGAGGTCAAAGGCAAGCTGAAGCCGTCTGACTTTAAGTCCCAAGCAGACTATGATTTTGTCTTCAAGCTAGAGAGCGATAACGGCGATCGCTCTGATTACCTGGCTCGATTTGCTGCTCTGGGTCTGGCCAATCAGCAATTCAATAGCATGTTGAAAATGGCCACTGAGCGAGATACTCGTCGGTTTGGTGAAGGCCAAACTTTCACTCAGCGTCTTGAGAACATCTTTGAAAAGATTGTGGCTTTCTTCAATGAAAAAGTCACCAAGACTTATGCAGGCCAAAATGCTGATGAAAAGCTTGAAGCTTTCGTCGGTCAGTTGGTAGACATTGAAGCTAAGAAGCGACATGCAATCAAACGCAAAGCAACACGCACCAACTACTTGGCTCCGGTAGAAGAGGGTGCCAAGAAAGCAACTGATGCCATTCGTTCTAAGGTAGGTGACCTTGCGGGTTCAGCGTTTGTGCGCAACAACAGTTTTGCTGTGGTTCGTGCTGCAGGCGGGTTGGCCCGTACTGTGGCAAATGATCAAGTAGAGTTCTTCCTAGATGGTTTGCAGCGTTTGAGAGACAAAGAGTTCACTGGCCGACAAGGTGTTGTTGCTGGTTTGCTGACTGACTTAAAAGGGCCGTTGGCGCACTTTGCTGCGCTGCTACGTGAAACAAAACGCCATGAAGGTGAACGCAAAGCCATTATTTCTCAGCATGCCAAGCTGGCGCTGAGCACGTTCTTGAATGGCAAAGACCTCAGTGCAGAAGCTAAAGCCAGCATCACGTCAGTGTTCATGCGGACGGGTATGCATAACCTGCTTGAGTCAATGGGCTTGGCTGATCTGGAAAAGTTGGTTGGCGATCCTGTTGAGTTGAACAAAGCAATTGCTGCTGTGGAAAGTCAACTGACTGGAAAGCTCAAAGACCGCTACATTGAACAAGCTAATGCGTTGGGTTTCTACAAAGCAACCGGTAAGTCTCGCAATCCTGTTTTGATGCTGAACGCTTACCTGATTGCTCGAATGGCCGGTACTCAGTTCAAAAAGCAAGTGACTGAACAAGAAGCCAAACAAGTTGAGGCAACCATTGCTTCACTGGTTTCGTTGTACGCCTTGAAATACACCAGCGTTCAAGACCTGGCTCAAGCCAAGCAGGTGTTCCGTTCTGAGAACATTCGCACTGACGGCAACGGAGTAGAGTTTGTACTGAAGCTGCACAAGCAAATGGAAGCTGAATCGTTGGAGCGTTTGTTTAAAGGTAATCCTGCTTTGATGATTCACGGCTACACGCCTGAAATCTTAAATCCGCACACCGCTATTGCAATTGCTGATGAAGCAGAGGGCGCAAACCTGGAAGCCCAAGGTTATTCCAAAGGAGCCAAGGTCACGCAAGATGCTGCTGATCCTGACAAGACCAGCAAGCGCATCTACGTGTTGCGGGATGGTGGCTTGATGTCATACTTGACTGGAGTGTTTTCTTTGAATGGCTTGCAAGCCAAAGGCACAAAGAAGCAAAACGGCTATGTAAATGTCACTACACAAGCAGGCCTGAACAACGCAAGCCTGCAAGCAGACATCACCAATGCCAAGCTGCAGTCATTGCAAGGCAAGAACGATCCTCGCCGTGATCTGTCTCAGCAGTCTGGCAATTACCTGGTGCCTGTGTTCAACGAGATGGGTGAAATTGTGAATTGGCGTTACATGATGGCCGAAAGCACAAAAGATACATTGCTGGAACGAGACAACCGCTTTGAGAACATTCTGGGTGTGTTGGCTGGCTCGATTTATGACAAAGAAACTACGCAACAGCAAAACCTGAAAGCAGTTGAAGTGTTGCTAGAGCAATTCAATTCTGAGTACGCAACACGCAGTGATTCTTACATTGAGATTGGTGAGCGTAGTGCCGATCCTGAAATGCAAGCCATTTGGAATCTGTTGCCAGAGGCCACAAAACGTGATGTACGAAAGGTCTGGGGACGCAACGGCATGAAAGTCCGTAGTGATGCTTTGGACTTGATGTTTGGATACCGCAAGTTGTCTGCAGCTGAGTTCTTGAGAAACGATCCTGAGACTCTTCAAGGTGTGCAGAAAATCATGCGTGAATGGTTTAACACCTACGCACGTTCACGAGGTATGGATGAACAAGAGGCCGACAACTATGCCAAGCGTCTTGGCTTGGCTTTGACCAAAGGCGAGCGTGCATGGCAGGAAATTGTTCGGGAAGCCAAGGACCTCATTGTGGTCAAAACAGGTGTAGTGATGTTGGGCAACATCTGGTCGAACATCTCGTTGTTGGCTATGTCTGGTGTGCCATTGAAAGACATGCTGCACCACCACTTGGTGGCAATGAAAGGCGCAACTGCATATCAACGAGACAGCGAGCGTTTGGCACAATTACAAACAGTGCTTGAGGTAGGCTACAACGCAAACGATGCACAACAGATTCAAGACGAAATCGTTCGATTGAAAGACGCCATTGCGCGTAACCCTGTGCGTGAATTGATTAAAGCCGGCTTAATGCCAACCATCGTAGAAGATGTTGCGGCCGAAGAAGACATCTACTCATACAAAAATGCTTTGGCACGGAAGGCAGAACGCTTTACCAACCAGTTGAACCCTACGATCAAAGCGGTTGGACGAGTGGCCTACATGTCTCACGACACCAAGATGTATCAATCGCTGAGTCGTATCACGCAGCTGTCTGATTTCGTGGCTCGATACACCCTGTACCAACACCTGACGACGCGCAGCAACAACCCGTTGAGCCAAGCAGATGCAATCCAGGAAGCTTCTGATGCGTTTGTGAATTACGACATTCCAATGCATCGTGGAATTCAGTTCACTGATGACATGGGTTTTACGCCGTTCACTAAATATTTCTTGCGCATTCAACGTGTGCTGTTGAAGCTGGCTCGTGAAAACCCTGCTCGAGTATTGATGGCAATTGGTTTGAATAGCTACATGGACTTAGGCCCCATCGTGTTAGAGAGCTCATTCACACACCACATTGGAAACAATCCGTTGCGGTCGGGCGCATTCCAGTTCCCTGGAGCGCTAGATGATCTGGCCACAGTCAACGCTGCAATGGCGGTGTTGAAGTAAAAGAAAAGCCCCTGTCTCGAAAGAGCAGGGGCTCTGTGATGGCACACCATCATTGAAACGTACTGGGCTTGATTCCAGTTTAGCAACCCACTAGCCGTTGCCGCCGATTGGATGGGCGTCCCCAGGGCCAACTCCATTTTTCTATAAGCACCTTCGCAGGGCAACCGCCGGGGGGCCACTCCCGCGCTACCTTGAATGTTTCTGCATCGTGCCTAGCGTGTCCATCCACGCCGACGTTTCAATGATAGTTCCCGTCTCTCCGGGATGTCACACGAATGTTCTTGTGCTGTTGCTTGCCCAAGGGGTTAGTGCACTACCCTTGCGACTCACACTGGTTGATCGTGTATAACCGCTGCTCGTTGATGTTTGGTTTCTGTCTCTCCAGAATGTCACGCCGTTCTGCTGGACTTCTGCACTCCAGGCGTTCTCATGTCGCAATTACTCGCAATCCAGCTTGGGCGGCACCTCGCATCTTGGGCCGACAATTCACAAGCCAAGGCTTGCAAGAGAAATAAGTTGATGTCGCTATCAAGAAAGCAGCCTGTCCCTTTAACCACATCTCCAAAGAGTTGTAATTCAGGCCGCTTACTTGATAGTCATCCCTTACGGGGATGAATCGGACTGCCAGATTTTATAGCCTTCCTGCAGTCAATGCCAGGCTATTGCTTGATGAGAATTTCCTCAAGAGTCCCACCCTTCTCAAGGTGATTCTGAACCCATTGGGGTTTACTTCCTCGACCGGACCAGAAGTTGGAGCCGGATTGATACTTCATAGCAACCTTGGGCCTATTGGAAATAGGCTTTGGGGGCTCACCAAAAGTTAGGTCTCTGGAACGAATGCCAAAAATTTTTATCTTGGTGTTGATGTCTTCAATTGCAGCGGTTCGAGCTTTGCTGAGTAAAGTGTCTCTTTCTTTTTGCAAAGCGTCGATTTGCTTTTGAAGCTCATCTAGCTGGTTTGCCATGGGTATCTCTTTTGATTTGGGTGGCTTGTCAAAAAGTTCCTCAAGAGCTTTCTTGGGTTCTTCTTTCCTCGCCTTTTGACGGGCTTGTTGGTACTGATTCGTGCTCACAGTATTCCTTGATACAGAGGGCAATCATTGCGATGACAGCTGCGCCCAACAGGATTGCTCCTGATGCAGCAACAAGTGCTGAAATGAGCGCACCTCCGATCAATAGTACAGCGAGAACGAGGATTGCGGCTAGTGTGTAGCCGATTCCTTTAAGCACGCCCATACCCCCAACCTATTAGTTGAACAGGCTGGTAGGTGTCTTTGCTGCAGGCTCAGGTTCTTGAGTAACAGACCCTTGAACTTCTGGTTCAGCCAATACCAAAGCAGGCTCTTCAGCCGCTTGTACCACTGGAGGAACCACAGTCAAAGTAGGTTTTGCTGGTTCTTCTTCGCCACCGTCAAAGCCAGGGATACCGGCTTCTTCGATGGACAGATCAGCAGTGATGCCTGCTTCTTTGCGACCAGCTGTAAAGGAAATCGTCACTTCTTTGCCGGCCAGGTTGATGCCTTGGCTGGAGATGTACTGCTTCAGAGCAGCGACGATTTCATTTTGTTTGAGCTGAATTTGCATGGTTTTCCTTGTGAAGTTTTGCTGCCATGAATGGCAGCATTTGTTGAAATGCGTTGCAGGATATGCCCGCGTAAATAGCAGCTACAGCATCAGCCATGTGCTCAGCTTTCGCTTCACTTACGATTGATTTGCCGTTCTGCTTGTACATGGGCCAGTTGGCTTCAGGATGTGCAGCCATTGCCCATCGAATCATGTCTTGCTTGCTGGCAGTCTTTCGACCATAGCCAGCCATCTTGACTTCCGTGGGGGTCACTTCAAAAAAGGGAATGCCATTTGCTCTCAGTGCCCCCAGGACGCCCACACAGACTCCGTAGGAAGCCATTGCCCGAGCCGACTGGCTACCGACAGGAACTTCTACAAAGACGGCGTGAGCGCCCTTTGCTGCGGCAATAGCACCTTTGTACAGCTGGAATGCTGACTCAAGATCGGAGCTGTTCTGACGCACTTGCTTGCCGGTAGGCAAAACAGGGTTTGTCAGATCCAGTAATTCAATCGTGAGTTTTTTGGTTTCCAGGTTCAAAGTGCCTACTGCCAGACCCCAGTTTCGAAGACTGGGATCTTGTCCAACGACCTTGATGGTGTCAGTGGACTGGCTCATCAGCCAGGGCAGTGGATTGCTCCACTTCCATTTCTACAGCAAAGGGCAAAGTGCCGAGTTCCATCAAGGCCAAAGAGAGGCCCATAATGAAACCTTTGTGTAGATCGCCAGACAGAATCTGCGGTGTTTCGCTGTTGAACGTGACTTCAATGCCTTCCGGCACTGAAAGCATGTGCTCCAGAGTCTTGACTTTGCTTTCGTGCCAACTAGACAGCAGTTGAATGAACTGGTCAATGTCGGCAACGATTACAGTTTCAGGTTTCTGGTTCATACGATCAACCAATCATCCGACAGCATGTCGGTTTGTGAAGCCAACCAACCCATCAAGATGCCCACACGCCCGTGAGCGTTGACCGTCTTCATGGTGATAGCTGGCAAAACCAAGGCCTTGCCACCGTTGTCGATTGCAAAGTCAGCGTTGTTCTTTGACCAGAAGTTCTCTGCAGCCACCAAATGGCCATCCAGAGAGCCTGACAACGACAGCCACATGCCTTTGCCATTCCAACCGGCTCGAGCAACTTTGTGGCCTTTTTTAAGGGCTTCCAGTGCCAGGCCAAAAGTCATGCCGTCAGTAGGACCGTAAGCGTTGGCAAACACCGCTGCAGGGCTCCAGGACACGTAGCCTTTGTAGTCTGGGGTGTTGGCAGCACCCCCATCCAGATACTCGACCAGGAAGCCTTCGTCAGCACCATCTTCGTCAGCAGGCAGTTGCCACTGACGGAAGGTGTTGTACTCAGCCCGTGTCATAGGCTTAGCGTTGATCAGTTTGACACCGATGTACTGTTTCATGCCAGACCCGCCTCATGGCGACGCTGCATCAACAGGTAGCCTTCCAAGGTCCAGAGTTGCTCAAAAGCGTTGTCATACGCAATCTTCTCGCCAATGGCTTGATTGAATGCGGCTGGATCAACGCAAGCACTGGTGCCCACCAAGGTGTAGCCGTTGACAGTGGTGATCTGGCAAACGGTTGTGGTGCTGTCAGGCAGACGAGTGTAGGTAGAGGATTTCACCTTACTGTTCAAGTCCGCAATAGTGATGCGATTGGGGATCACATCTTCTTGTTGTTCAGTCATTAAGAGCTTTCAAACTGCTTGTAAAACAAAAATGGGGTGGCTGTTACACCACCCCACACGAGACCAAGAATCAAGCGAACAAGCTGGTCGTTGGCTTCTTGGCTGCTGCAGGGGCTCCTGCGGCTTTTGGTGCACCAGCAGTGCCAGCAGCACCTTTGGCTTTGTTCTTCACAGTGCCAGTGAACTTGGCATCCCAAGTGTCAATAAAACCGGCAGTTTCAGCTTGAGCACGAATCTCAGCAGTCGTCATGCGGTCTTTGGCACGGAAGAGTTTGTCGATCTCGTTTTCGTCACGAGTTTCGCCAGTGGCTTCGTAGACACCAGCTTCGTTTTTCTTGGTCTTATCGACCGTCTGACGAATGACGCCCACAATGATTTCCTTGCCCAGCAAGTCCATCAGCATTTCGACTTTGGTCGGCACTTCAGACTTGGCTTCGGCCGAGTACACGTTCACCACTTTGGTTTCAGTTTCCAGCTCAGAAATCTCTTTGCCACAAGTCAACAGAGCCAAGCTGTTGGCATGGTTAAAACCCGGCAGGTAGAACTTCTCGCCGTCTTTTTCGTAGTAGTTCTTGCAGCCTTTGGCTGTACCAGAAGTCATCCACAAGGTTTGACGAATTTCACGATTGGCTTCGGTCTTCATGTTCAAGACCAGGCCAATTGCACCACCAGCAGATTTGGTCACATAGGCCAAAGCAATAGTGGATTTGTACAAGCCGGAGTCCAGAGGACCGCCGGAACCAACCGAGTCTTTTTCTTCGGTGACAGATGAATCGGTAGAAAGGGTAGCGAGCAGAGACATGATTGTTTCTTTCAGTTTTGGTTAAAGGTTTGGTTTTGGTTAACTATGCTTACGCATAGTAGTCTTTGAGTCGGTCAAGGACCAACTGGATATTGTTGTCGATAAAAGTCTCCTTTGTTTCGAACAACCCAAGAGGACCACGCAGACGTTCATTGACCGTCTCTTTGGTGATCTTTGTCTGGAAGACATACTTGAAGCCAAGCGCCTCCTCTTCAGGAGTTACAGTGAGAAGATCAGATCCGTAATCCTTCAGTGCCTTAAGGGCCACTTTCTTTGATGCAATCACAACAGTGAAGTAAGACTCCAAGCCGTTGTTTTTTAAGGAGCCCTTCACAGGAACCTTGGTTTCCATCAACATCTCAGACTCGTTCAGAGTGTCAGAGGTGTGCGCAGTAAAAATGATTCTCTTGGTAGAGCGAGCCACGTACTGCTGCATCAGCGCTTTGAAGTACTGAGCGAACTGGCCCCAGGCTTGCATGCCGTTGCTGGAATTCAGCACGTACAGGCTTTCGTACATGTCAAGCAGGTAGGTCAGGCTGTCGATGATGATGGTGTGGATCTGAGGTTGTGTCTCAGCCCAGTCGAATGCCTCGTTAATCTGAAGCGGGTCAGTAACCGTTTTCTGAATAAACTTGGCTCTGAATGGAAGTCGTTTGCCGGCTTCACAGTTCAGATACAGAACGCCTTCTGGGTCTTTAAGGCCCATCAGCGAAGATGATTTGCCAGTGGCAGATTTGCCGCATAGCAAGACCAGATGGTCATTGGTGTCAGACATGGTTTTCCTTGAGTGGTTTTCCGCAGGAGCGCCGGAGAGCGCATTCCGCAAGAAGATCAGTTGTCGAACCAGAAGACGATGCGTTGATCGCTATCAGGTACGTCTGAAGTTAAATGGCCAAGCATGTTTTCCAAGCAAGTGAAGTGGTGACTAATTGCTTCTGCTTCTTCGCTAGGACTGATCAACTGCTGTGCTTTCAAAAGCCTAAGCTCTTCCAGCTTTGCTTTGAGCTCTTCACGAGTACGATAGCCTTCGCTGTGTGCATCACCGCCCCAAGCTTCAAACACGCGACGAACTTCTGGTGAAGCATCATCTGGAAATTTGATGCGTTCTTTGAAAGACCAGCCAAAAACATGTCTGACTTGCTGAAGCAATCCAAACTTCCAGTAGTCTCTACTGCCGTGAGGAAAGTCGGCCATATCTGGGTGATTGTCTTCGTCTTCAAGAAGCTGAAACGAGTCGGCTTGATCGCACTTCCAGATACCATTCTTTTTGGTTTCTGAGTGCCAATGGATGTCGCATCCCATAATTTCTACTTTCTGAATTGAAGTCCCATAGACAAGCGCATCAAGTAGATGGTCACTATGGGACTTGTTGCTTTTGATCATCGCTTTGAAATGGCTTTGGCTACTGTGATCATGATGGTGCTCATCACTTCGGCTTCGTCCAATTTGTCAGCAATTTTGTTGTTCAGCGTCATGACTCGCTGGCGGATGTTTTCGAAATCGAAACCACCATCCAGAAGAATCATTGCGTAGCGCAACAGCATGTTGTTACGGTTGCCGTCACCGATGTTGTTGATCACCCAGCGCTCCAGGTTGTCCATGGATTGCTGTGAGTTCATCAGCTCTTTGCGCTCTTCGTTCTTACTGGTTTTCGGAATAAAGGGCAAAGCGTCCAGCACATCCCCTTCGTTGTACTCATAAGTGCCGTCATGAGACAGCCACTTGCGTGCACGTTGGTTGGTTGCTGTGTCCACTTCGAATGGAAGCCACTCGTAGATGTTAGACATGAACTCTTTGTAGTCCTTGGCATCCATACTCAACTCGTAGTTGATAGGCAGGATGATTCGGAATCGGTTCTCGTCTTCGGTATGGCGTTTGGTTGTGTAGATCAAGAATTTGTAGTTCTTCATCAACAACTTAACCGTGCTCATGTTGACGCCGCCATCAACGTCAATCACCACCAGATTGAAACCTGGAATACAGTTTTCTTCGTTGCGATAGCCTCCATTCAAATGGTGCGCAACCCAATGCAAGCCAGGAGCTTGTGTGAGTTGATGCAGCTTTTCAAACGGTGCATGCTCGTTGCGGTAGTCTGTTGTGATGTCGGTGCTGTAGCTCAACACCATCTTGGAAAGATCGGTCTCTTTTAGTGTCTCGCCCCGAAGGAACTCGATACCGTCTGAGAAAGACTTTTTGATGATGATGTTGTTCTTGTAGCCATAGGCAATTGCTAAAGACAGCATCTCAGTCTTTTGGCCTGTAGCACCACGATAGAACGGCAAGTCCTCAACCAAGTCAGCTTGGGTAACATCGCGTTTGCAAGTCGCAATGTACTTAGCCAGCTTGACGTAAGGCCGATCACGAGTGAGCAGTTTGTTGAAAGCGTTGCCTGACTCTTCAGCCAATTTGATGGCTTGGTACAGATGTTCTTGGGTCAACTCTGGCGAGTCGTCAATGAAGGCATAAGCGCCGGCCAACTTCAAGGCTTTGAAGTATCGGTGAGAGATCTCAGCTTTCTTGATCTCTTCGTGCTCAGGGTAAAGCTCAGCTTCACGCTCACACTTTAGGCGGTATTCGATCAACAGCAAGCTGGTGTCCTTGCTGACAATCAAACGCTTGTTGACGTTGATGATGTCGGCCAAGGCTTCCAGCTTGTCAGACAGTTCATCCAGGTACTGGTTGCTGTCTTGGTTTGTCAACTGCACGTACACCTCTTCAGGTGTCATGTCGGTAGACTTGTTAGATGCACGGCTGTAGCCAAAGAAGCAACGACGTGCATAGCCAGTTTCGAGCATGGAGTACAGCTCTTCTTCGGTCTTGCTGCCGTTGAGCAGTTTGGCTGGTGTGCCAAACAGCATCATGTTGGTCGGAGTGCGGCCAACAATTTCTTCGTTACGAATGCTGTCAGCTGTGTTCTTGATTAGCTTCTGCTTGACCAAGCCTACGTCGTACAGCTCAAGGAAGGTGTTCAGGATCTCAACGTTGCCGACAAGGTTGGAGCCGATTTCGTCGATCTGCAGGTTCATAGAGCCTGCATCGGCCATCAGCAACTTGTGACGCATCTGCTTGACTGCAGGTGCTGTACCTGAGTCAAAGCTGAACATCAGTGAACCGAGGCTGTCGAATTCCTTCTGCACACGCACTAACTCTTCATCGGGATCAGTGCTTTTGCGGTTGGCTCGTTTTAAAGCCAGCTTGGGCAAATTTTGCTCAGCCAGAATCGGAAACGTCTCTTCAAGAAAACGTCCTCGAAATTGGTTGATGACAGAGTTCTCAATGATGTTGGTTGAGAAGCCTTTGCCGGAACCTGATGTGCTCAGATTCAGTGCATACATGTTGACTGGGATGTCACCCCGATCGTGTGTAGCAATGGTGGTTCGCATCATGGATGCAACCAGGCTGAAGTAGTAACCAACCAACACACGGAAGAACAGTGGGTTGCTGTTCTGAGTTTTGCTACACAGAATGCTGACCAGTTTTTCTGAAGCTGGGTGGTACTCCATTTCGTCAAATGATTTCATAAAGGTCTTTCTTGGTTCAAAGGATCAGATCGCCTGCTGCAACCAGAGCGTCTTTTTGAGTACATGCAATGAATGCTGGGCAATACTTGCATGCAGTGACTTGACCAGGAACCTCTTTGACAATGCCGACATTGCCGTCTTCGTGTAAACGAATCATGGCGTCTTGCATCGTGTCAAAGTTCTTGGTGCTGCGTGCAGTTTTTTCTGGGTTCTTGTAGTACTTGAACTGGGGCTCACTGCGCCACAACTCATCGTCATCGCACTGAGGAATTTCTTCTTCAGGCGCATTCCAGTACTGTTCGATCAATGCCAGCTTCTTGCGAATGAAGGCTTCTGTTTCGTTGAGAGACAGCAGATCAAATGACTGGGTGTGAAAGCGCTTTGGCGGATAGCTTGGATCGGTCTTGGCCATCGCACCTTTCCAGTCAGTAAAGATGTAGTGAATGTCCATGCGATCCTGATGAATCTTGACTGGATCAAGCCAGCGATAGATGCTGCCTTGCTGGGTGTACTTGTCGGCACCGTTTTGCTTCTTGTAAGTGAAAGTGCTGGTGGACTTGAAGTCCTGAACCTTACCTTCACTAATGAAGTCAAACTTGCCTGTGATTTTCCATTTGCCTAGTTGACGGCTCAGCCGTTGTTCCAAGTAAATAGGAATCAGGTCGGTAGTCGAATTCAGCAACTCGTCGGATGGGTTGATGGCTACACGGTCAATGACTCGCTGAGGCAAGCCAATGGCCTCCATGGCTTGACGATAGTTGCCCATCCAGGCTTTCTCGATGCCATCATGAATGGCTGTACCCATACGGCTGTTCATCATGTCTGCCAAGTTCACTAAGCCTTCGCCAGGTGGAATACGGTTTGGCAGAATGATCTGTCGAAGTGGCTTCAGCAGCGTGGTGGCACTGACAGTGAATGGGTCGCTGTCATGATCATAGTGATCGGTGGCAAGGAATACAGCCAAAGCCAATGGAACTTCGGATACGTTTGCATAAATGGCGGACATAGGGGCCTTTGTTGGTTTATCGAGAAAGCGGACGGAGCCGCATGGTCACGAAGTTTGTTCGTGCAGTTGGATGTAGCGGGTAAGCGTGTCCCGCGCTTCTTTGATGTCTTTGAGAGCTGATTTACCTCCAGTGCGAACACCTGATAGGAGCAGCTTTTTACTGGCATGCTGAATGCAGCCAGACGGATCTTGAATGTCAAAAAGATGATGCACTGCGTACACATCCACTTCTTTCAAGTCACCGACTTTCTTGTAATACTGAGGGTACTTTTCTGACATTGCTGGTTCAATGCCTTTGCTTTCACCGACTACAGCTTGAAGCTGAAGTGTGCAGTGTCCGCAAAAGTCCCTATCTCCCCATGCTGGATTGGGGCAACCAATTGATTTGCATGATTCGTTGTTCATGTCTTTCCTTTGTAAAGAAGAAGAGCCTCAGGATTTGAGGCTCTTCACATAAACCCCCGGAGGGGTTTGGTACTACTTACAGGATTTCACAAACACCCGCCGTGCAGGCAAGTTCTTTTGTGTTCACTGTTGCATCGTCTTTTTCAAAGTCAGCAAGCTGGCTCCAATCAAGACTAGGCATACGAGCCAACAAGGCTTCATAGTCAGCTTTAGTGCATTCGGTGTATGGCGCTTGTTGATAGGTATGGTCACTGTGGGGCAAGAAGCTCACACCAGCCACCTGGTCAAAGTTGCGATACACCCAATCGCCTACGCCCATCCACTCGTGGTCTTTGACGTAAACCGTCACAGACACGTTGTGTTCAGTCCATTCGCTTTGCAGCATCAAGTAATGATCAAGTTGCTCAAGAGCGCTGCGATCGTTACGGAACACTGCATGGCTAGGGCCTTGCACAGGAAAGCTGAAGATGTCTGTGCTGTCTGGCTTCATTGCACAGTCTTCGACTGGGAAGCCCTGTGCACGCATCAGCAATGCCAAAGGATCTTTCTTGTCTGCACGCACTGTGCGGACGTAGTACTCAGAGTAGCGAGGATGAATGCCGGATGCAGAGTCCACTAGTTGGCTGACTGTTCCACTAGGTTTCACGGTGGTGATGGCCACCGATTGGTTGATGCCTAGTTTCTCAGCCCATTCTTTGTTGGCGGCAATGGCTGCTTTTTTCATGGCTTTGAGCCATTCGCGTGCTTCTTTGCTGGTGTGGCTCAGGACTGGGTGGTCCATGATGCCGGTCAGCGAAACACCCAGCAGACGTTCTTCGACCTGGTTCTCTTTCCAGATGTCACGCACGTAGCGGAACTCGGTAAGCATAGACTGATACGTGCCGATGATGGTGGCTACTTGAACCTTGTCGATCAGGTCTTTCAGTGTGTCTTCTTTGCGGATCACCACTTCAGACAGGTTGCAAACACCAGCGCTGCGAAGCGTGATTTCTGCACAAGGATTGACGCCCACGACCTTGGTGTAATCACGACGGCCGCTGTCAATGGCTTTCTTGATGGCTGCTTCACGGTTGAAGATGCCGCGTTCACCAGACTTGGATTCGATCAAGCTTAGCCATTCCTTCATGAAAAGCTCCATGGAAGGACGTTCTGTGTAGGCTGCTGAGTTGTTGGCCAAAGCACGTTGAGGCTCAACTGCCCACCACTGACCGTTCTTGGCAGTACGCATGCGATCGTCAGACAGGTTGCTCAGAGAAATCAGAGCACTGCGACGAACGCCACCTACCACCACGATGTCAGCAATTTTGCACACCAAGTCATGGCATTCAATGGAAGTCAGCTTGCGGCCGGCTGCAGCTTTGAAGGTTTGCACTGCAAACTTGAAGAGATCCACCAAAGGCTGAGGGCCACTGGCTCGACCACCAAAGACTTTCAGTTTGGTTCCGGCTGGACGTACCAGGCTAGTATCCCAGTTGGGAATGTAGCCTGCGTACAAGAAAGCCAAGAGTTCACGGAAAGCATTGGCCCAGCCTCGTTTGCTGTCTTGAACCACAATGGTTTCATCAATTGGAGTCAGGTGATCCACAGTTTCAATGTGGAATTTGCCTTCCAAGTCAGCTACTGCTTTGGCTCCAATGATTGGCAGTCGGGCAATGAACTGACGTTCAACGCTGAAACCCATACCAGTGCCACACATAAGCACATAAAGAATTTCGTCAAAAGCTCTTGGATTGTCAATGGCAACAAAGGCACAGTTGTAGCCTGCCATAGGGTCACGCTCAAGTGCTGGGCCAGCAGTCATCAAAGCACGCATGGAAGGCATGGTGCGAAGATTTAAGATGCTGTTAAAGATCTGATCTTTAGGGTAGTGAGGGAACTTGTTTGCAAAGTAGTTGACGTATCGGCCGACGGTTTCATCCCAGTTTTCTCGACGCTGTTCTGCGTCAATCCATCGGGCATATCGGCTTTTGTGTACATACTCTTGCAAAGGGGTGGGGAGTTGTTTGGCTGGATGCATTACATCTTTCTCAATCCTGGAATGAAAAAGAGCCAAAATTTCCCCAGGAAAACTGGAAACCTTGGCCCTGAGATTGGGGGATCAGAGTTTACCGGGTTTGCCTTTTAATAGTCGCCCTGGGTCAAAGCCGACCAAGCTACTGGGAAAAGGCGTGTAATGATTTGGTTTACTTGTTCAGCAAGCCCTTGGACTTCCTTTTGAGCATGGGAATCTGATCGCTGGTTGTAGAAGTTGGCATATGCGTACAGAGAGCCCGTCCATACCCAATTGACTTCACAGCCCTGGGGCAGCATAAAACGAGCTTGTTCAGGACATACACCATCAGCAATTGCTTCTTCATACAAATCAACCATTCGGTTGGTTTCTGTCCAATAGCGGGACATCCAATATGCATTTTTAGGGTGCTTGCCGGCCGAACCCTGCTTTACTGAAGCAGCAGCTGCACGAATGTGCTCTGGTACGTAGACTTCAGGACGGCTAGAAATGTAGCGACGAGACTCTTCTGACTCTACAAAGCCTACCTTGTGCTTAAAACACTGAACTCGGATAGGGATAGGTGCTTGCATCCGAAGGGTGATCTGAGGGTGTCCAAAAGGCACCCAGTGGCATGGAATGCTTCGGAGATAGGTGGCTTGCCGCTTAACCTCTTCCGTGCTCATACCTTCAGCACCTAGTTTGGCGATCAGATTTTCCCAGTCCCCTGAGGCCATACCTCGAGCTAGGAAACGAATGAGGCTGTTGTTTTGGGCTTCAGAGAACTGATCGGCTAAGCTGGCAAAGCTTTGACGCGCAAAGTTGGCAACATCCCGGTCGGTAAGGTAATGGTTCTCGTAGACTGCTTTCATGGATTCTTTCAGTTGGTTTGGGGGAATGAAGGATAATCCCTTTCATTCATTGGAGATGTCTTTATGACAACTTGCTCAACAAATGCTTGTGGGTTAGGGGGCTTTAGTGGACCGCTACCCGGCGATCCAGACAACAACTCAATACTGTCGGCTACTCCTGCTTTTGGTGGGATTGACGTGTCGTGGACTTATCCAACGACTAACCCACAAGCAGTAGCACACACGATCTTGTATCGTGGGGTTTTGCCTGATTTCAACTCTGCAATTGTCATTGCGACAATGGGCGGCAATATCTACTATGACAAGGCCACCAATGAACAAGCAGTTCAGCAGTACTACTGGATCAGGATCGTATCGGTCAATGGTACGGTTGGAGAGTTGATTGGGCCTGCTTCAGCCATTGCACGTCCCACCATTGAAGTGGTTCTTGAACAGTTGGCCGGCAGGATTGATGCAGGCACTTTGGCTCAGACTTTGAAAACTGAACTGGACCGTATTGAGCTGAACGCCCAAGCTATTACTCAAGAGAGCGCAGCTAGGGTTGCAGCCAATACTGCTTACAGCGTTTTGATGACGCAAGTCCAAGCCGGAGTGTCAGGGGCTTACAGCGTGCTGAATCAAGAAATCGCTGCTCGCCAGGACGGCGACTCTACACTTGTAGCTGCAATTAACACTGCCCAATCAGCAATGGGCGGCAACTTGGCAACTGCGCAAATAGAACTACAAACCAGCATCAATACCGTCGATCAAAAAGTGGGAGCTTTGTACACGGCAAAAGTAAATGTCAATGGCCTGATTGGTGGCTTTGGCATCTATAACGATGGCTCTGAAGTCCAAGCAGGATTTGATGTCGATACGTTTTGGATTGGCCGTACAAGCAATGACAAAGTAAAGCCATTCATTATTGAAGGCGGTGTGGTCTACATGAACGCCGCAGTAGTGAAAGACGGAACAATTGGTAGTGCCAAGATTGCAGACTCAATCCAATCGGTTAATTTTTCTTCAGGCTTAGCTGGTTGGAGAATCACTAAAGCAGGTACGCTAGAGTTGAACGGCACGCGCATGCAGATCACCAATTCGGTTATTGCCGTGCGTGATGACAACGGCGTTGAGCGTGTCAGGATTGGAACCTTGTAATGGGATACGGCATCCGCCTAAGGAATGCAGCAGGTGTTGAGTTTTTCAACACAGACACCATTACCTGGAATTACGTAGGCTCGTTTATTGCTGAGCCAAACACTACCAGCTCTGGTTGGTTTCCTACGTTGAGTCTTCTGAATGAAGTGCTCATTCAGACATCATTTGTAGATGGCGTTCCTGGCAATCAAGAAGCCTACGTACATGGGACCAGTCGCAGTGGAAACACTGTGTATGCGTTTTCTGGAAACGTGCGCACTCTTGTCACAGTATTGGGTCGATGATGTCATACGGTATTTTGGTCAAAAACACTTCTGGGCACATCCTAGTATCCAGCGAAGTGCAAAGCTTAAGCTGTGCGGGCATAGCTACCTACGATAGCTTGCAGCTCAGCGGCCTTAGTGATTTTCCCGCTTACGACGATAGCTTTACGCTGTCTGGCCGATGCGTTCATCGGTATCGTTGGTTTGGTAACGTAACGCCTTTGTTCTTTATCAGACCGGCTAACTACGACTTGTTTCATGGGATTTTGAACCAATGGGCTTCAGGCGGTTGGCAATACGTTGACGTGATTCAATCTGGGAGTTCTCCAGTGGCCCCCACAATCTATGTGTTTGTGCCTCCGTCTGTGTTGACTCCCTCTGGCAACATTGGTATCCGAACACAGTTGGCAAATGGTATGGTGGCTTTTGATAGCAGACTACAGCCTTTGGCCATTCATTGGGCTGGCTCGGTGATTCCTCAGGCTGTTCCATGTGACGGTGGGCAACCCACTGCTCAGGATGGCTTTAGCTGGAATGACAACACGCTAGACCACAACTTCCACAGCGATAACACGTTCAATGCTTACGGCATGGCTGTTCCATATGCCAGGTCTTCATTGATGTTTTCTGCACCATCTATTGCCCAGGCTGTGTACACCAGGCAAAAGAGCGGTTTCAAAAGATCGTCAGGCACATACAGTTCGCAAGATCACTGGTCAACTGCAGTGTGGTGGGCGATGTACCACTCAGCGTATCGGCTAGCAGACGGTCAATTCCATGCTGGCTGGTCTGTGTACGGCGCAGGCTATACGTTCTCTTCAACGTGGGAAAGCTCTGGCTGGTACGAGTTTTCTAACGGTGGTGGTTCGGTGCAAGAGGGCAGCCGACCATACAACGACAAGACTATCAATCTCGCTGCAAACTTGGCAATTGTGGCTAATGCGGATCACTACTCATGAAAGCATTTCCAAGTGAAGTCGTGTACTTCAACAACGGTGAAATCTACAAAGCTCCTACTCCTATGGAGTTGTTTGAAAACTATGTAGCAAATGATTCGGCCGATCCTGTTTTTCAGTTGGTCAAAACCACTGACAAAAAGTATTTTGTTACGTCAGCGTTTAAGGAATTCTTTGGTGATGTTGGTCCTGAAAACATCAGCATGGATGCTTACGATTGCTGCCCTGCTGTTGACCTTTGGTGTGGGGTAGGAACAATCGACCTTGCAGATACTCAGAACTGTGATCTGTTCTTCGCAGTCAATTCAACAAGTCAACTGCATCAGGTGGCCCAGTACTACGGTTTGGCCTATCCTGTTACTGATGCAGTTGGTTCGATCATTGATGCTGCACCAGAAACAATTTGCTGGAAGCGTGTTGAGGCGCGTCCAATTGTGCTTGGGGCCATCAAATACATTGCCGGACGTGCTACGTACCTAAAGTTGTATGTGTACCCCAAAGCCCATAAAGACTGGGATGTGTGGATGTACGGTGCTTCTTACTACGACCATGGCAAGTGTTGGGAATCCGGTGCTGTATTTCAAAAATACTCCGGTGGAGTAGACATTCCAGTAGCCCAAATGCGTGGCAAGAATGGCTACCAAAAAGCTGAGCTGATCTTGTCCGAGCGAGAAGATGGGGTAACTACGTCGTATCAGTACACCCGAGGATTAGAAGACCGTGACCCAGCAATTTTCTGGAAAGGCATTGAGTTTTCCTCTGGGCAAGCAGGTAAGGTCAAAAGGTACGAGTCCTCTCTGACCGTCCGTAAAGCGCTGTATCGCATGAAGAGCGGCACAACCCTGGAAGGCAAAGACTTGTGCCCTGCTGTAGCTTTATGGCTCGGCCGCAGCTACTACGAAGATTCGACCGAAGAAGAGCTTCTGTTCTGTGTCCAGTCAAGAGAAATGCTGGATCAGGTGGCTGAATACTATAGTCTTACTATTCCTTATGACGAAGAACAGAAAGCTATTCTGGATACAAACCTTCAGCTGTACCGAGCCAGGCACTATGATTTGCTTGGCTTAGGGGAGGGCTACCATGTGCCCGTGGTTGTGGGCAGCATTTTGTTGAAAAACGGTCAGCCAGAAAAGCTTTTGCTATATACCTTCCTCAGACAATGGGAGCTAGAAGATCAGATTGCTTTGCCCAGGGTTGCAAGACTTTTGCCATAAACCTTCTGTGGTCTAATACAATCCCATCACCGGATGACTGAATAGCAGGAACTTCCGACAATCAACATAGGCCCAAACATCTTGGTTTGGGTAGTCGGAGAACCTGCGAATGACTTCAAGAATCAAACTCGTCCAAGGCGATACCGGTCCGCAAATCAAGGTGACGTTGACCGACCAGGTTACGAATGAGCCTATTGACTTGACCAGTGCAGCAGTGACATTGCATTTTCGCGCTTTTGAAAGCGCCACAATCCTGTTTTCTCGACCGTTGTTTATCAACCCAGATTTGGCAACTACAGGCGTTTGCTATATCGAGTGGGAAGACGGGGATTTGAATGTTGATCCTGGAGACTATGAAGGCGAGATTGAGATCATTCGCCCTTCTGGTCAACGCGAAACCATCTATGACTTGATGAAGTTTCGGATTCGTGGAGACTTTGCATGAAAGCAAGTGCGGTTGCTGTTGCCGTAAAAGCTGCTTCGGTGCGGCTGGGGATCAGCGCAGCCGTAACAGTGCCGGCCATTCAAATGGCTTTTGAAGTAGGCCAGTGGCTAATTCACTATCACCGTGCAGACGGTGTATCGCTTGACGATGGCACAGGCGTTTTGGGTCAAATGTTTGTTGACTTCTTTAAAACCAAAACAGATGTTGCTGGTGCTGCCGAAGACATGGCCTATCTGTTTCACAAAGACTTGCGAGACGATGCGGGGTTGTCTGATACCCAGATCAGAGACTTCTTTAAAGCCTTGGTAGATGAAGCCAGTGTATTGGAATCGAAAGCTCTGGCAATTAGCAAACCACTGGTTGAAATCGTAGCCAACACAGAAGACCATGCCTATCTGTTGACAAAAAAAGTCAAGGAAGATTTTGCAGACTTTTCAGATGTACAAGTTCGAGCGTTCTTTAAAGCTTTATTGGATGTCGCTGGTGTGTCAGAAGCTTTGGCAACTGAGTTCTCAAAGCCAACTGAAGATGCTGGCTCTGTGGCTGAAGCGTATGTAGGGTTTTTGACAAAGACGCTTACCGATCGTATTGCAGTAACAGATGACTGGGACGGCCAGGCTTCGATTCTTGATGATCAGGAAGTAGTTTTTACCAAAGGCGTTACAGACGTTGCTGGTGCTTTTGACGAGATTTACATAATCATTGAAGTGCTGCGAGACTTTGTTGATGCAGCACTGATTTCAGATGCAGCTGCACTATCAACAATCAAACCATTCAATGAAGAAAGTGTTTTTGCAGATACGCACTTCAAAGCATTGAACAAGGGTTTGTTTGAAATCCCTGTATTGCAAGAATTCTTGGCTCGAAGCTTGAACAAAGCTTTGGCGGATAATGCAAGCATCACTGACTCAAGGGCTTTGGCCACCAGTGCAGTGAAAGCCGATGCGGCCTCGTTTACTGACACCGGCAGTGTGCAAAACCAAAGCTATGGCGATACGTCATATTTCTCTGAAAACTACGTAGGGGTTTTCAGAACATTCTGAAAAGGAAAAACCATGATCAATGAAAAACTGAAACTGTCGGGTGCTTTGAGCATCGTTCTGACTGACAAAAATGGCAAGGTCAAAGACAGCCGTGAAGTCAAAAATTTGGTGGTCAACGCTGGTTTGGCATACATTATCAGCCGTATGGTGGGTACTGCCAAAGGCACAATGAGCCACATGGCTTTGGGTGCAGGTACTGCGGTGGCAGCTGCCGGCCAAACCGATTTGCTGTCAATGCTGGGCATTCGAGAAGCTCTGGACACCACTACCATTGTTGGTACAAACAGTGAAAAAGTGCAGTACGTTTGTACTTTTGAACCAGGTGACGCAACAGGTGCTATCACCGAAGCCGGCATTTTCAACGATGCAGCTGGTGGTGACATGCTTTGCCGTACTGTGTTTCCAGTGGTGAACAAAGCAGCTGACGACCAAATGGCCGTTACCTGGACAATCACTCTCGCTGCAGCGTAAAGGAAATTGAACATGGTGGCGATTACTCGTCGCGCCGACCTCTCTCGTGGTCTGACTAACGATGAGATCGACGCCAATATGACAAACCTGAAGACAGCAGCGGAAGCTGCTGCTCTTTCAGCGTCCTGGAGTGGTGTAACTGGCAAACCAACTACGGTTGCTGGTTATGGCATTACTGATGCACAAGCTCCATTGGTTTCTGGAACCAATATTAAAACCGTCAACGGTCAACCCGTATTAGGCGCAGGAGACTTAGCGCTTGCTACAGCAGGCCACAATCATGATGCTGCTTATTTAGGCAAAACAGCCAAAGCAGCAGATTCTGAGCTGCTTGACGGATTCAACTCTACAGCTTTCTTGCGAGCGGTAAACGGGGTTGGTCCAGATGCCAACGGCAACGTAACTGTGAACGTTGATCTGTCTTCGCGGATAGCTCGCAGCGGTGACAGTATGGCAGGCATGTTAGCTACAAAAAGCAACACAGCCGGTAGCTACTTAAACGCAAATGACAATGCGTTTTCAGTACGAGGTGATGGATCAAACGCTGCTGTGATGAGCTTTCATCGCGCAGGAGCCTACGCCATTAACATGGGCTTGGATACAGACAACTGGTTCAAAATTGGTGGCTGGTCGGATGGCCAGACTCGGTTTCAAGTAAGACCAGATGGACATATTCACACCCCAGCATACGGTTGGCTGTACGACTTCTTTTTTTCTAACGTTTCAAACTGCGGTGCAGGGCATGGAATGGGAGTTGTTGTAGTAAGTAACTGCGGAAACATTGCCGGAAATAGACCTGAACTTGTTGATAACGGATCTCAGATACGTTTGCAAACTAGCGAATGGAGATGGAACTGTAATTGCACTTGCAAATAAAGGCTAATTATGAAAAAACTTAAATACTTTCTGCCTTTAAGCAAAAATGTCAATACAGTAAAACCAGAAAAAGACTATGTAATTCGATTAGAAAAAATTGAACAGTCTTTGATTATTCGCGTTTTTAAACTGACAAATGCAGAGCTGCTTGTTGGAGAAAACGTAGCTTCTGCTGCTGATTTAAATATTTCAGTTGACACTCCAATGTTGCGTAAAATCATTAGAGAGCGCGTATTGCTACAAGCCTCTATTGTGACTTCAGACCCTACGGCATCTAACAAAGTAGCCCAAGAAATTGGTCGGCAAATTTTTTCACCAACCATAACTCAAGACGTTCAATGCGGAGCAGGAGAGCGTAATGACTTTGCTGCATTTATTTTTGGGATGAATACGCTTGGAGAACTTGATGAGCCATATAACTGGTTTGTCCAATCTACTGATGTAAAAGGCTCGTTGCCTAGAACTTCTCGTTTGAAAAACTCGCAACCCATCTGTGTTTTGTACTCAGACAAAGCAGGAGCTCCAATTGATGAATGGACATTGATGTACGTTGATTCAATTCCTTTTATCTTAGAAGACACAACTGTTGGAGTCTTTGAAGATTGTGCTTCTGACTTTATTGTGAATTCTTTGCTGCCTGAAATTACGGCGACTTCAAACGCTACTGTTTCTAGCAACGACTTTGTTAACGTAGTAGTCACTGTAAAAAGAAATGGTGTCTTAATAGACTACTCAGGAGAGTTGGTAGTTGAAGCTGTTTCTGGGTATGTGCCAAATACTCGGGTGTCTATTCTTAATGGCCAAGGCGTGTTTAAAGCAATGGCTTTGGGATTGGTTTATGGAGACACCCTTCGAGTAAAAGTTGGTTCAAAAAACATCAGCGGTTTGGCCGACATTAGTATCCCTGTAATTTGATGAATGGGTTGACGCGCTTTCAACAACTAAGCCAGCAGTACAAACTGCAAGAGGCTTTAGCTGACTGCGCTTCTCCCATTCCACCAGGGGAAGTGGTGCGCATACCACTTCCTTTGGATGAAAAAGCCTTAGTCAAAGCAGTAGCTGAGATTGAAAAAAAGTACTTGCTAAGGGGCTTTATCAATGCAGAAGGTTATGAAGATGCTGGGTATCAAAATATCTCCTTAACCTGTAATCCGGCGATAGCCGGAGATCCTCACCACTCAACTCTTGGTTCAGCAGCGCTGTCAAAAAAGGATTTTGTTTACGGCAATGCGCGTACAGCAGCAACTCTTGGTTCGTTACA